GATCCCCGTCAACTCCGCGATCAGCGTGTCATCCTCCGGCATGTAACAGTCCCGCGCCTCAAACCACTCGCGCGCAGACCAAAACAATTCATCGCGCAGCCGATTAAAGCGATCCTTCAGCGACGCCGTCTCGGATACCGCTACCGCTACGGCCGGCAGGTCCAACTCACGCAGCCGATCCGCGAGACCCGCGCCCAAACCAATCGCGTCAATGTAAATCGCCTGCGGGCGCATCGAATACGGCACCGCGTCATACTCCGCCAACACGATGCCGGCCAACTCCATCAAGTCCTTATTCTGCCACGTTTTGATCGGCTCAACTAAGACATTGCCTTGACGTTTCGCCAGCGCCGATCGATCCGATCCGAAGCGCGCCACGTCCAACCCCCACACAACGGGGGTGGTGGGGCCGGCCTCTACATCCCGCCGCGTCGCATCCTCCACCAAATGCAGCGGCAATAGCACGTCATCCGACTGCGTCGGGAATTCGCCCAAAACGCGCACCCTAAATACGTTGCTATTCTCACCGTATTTATCCGCCATATCCGAGATAAATTTCGGATCGACATACTCACCATCCTCACACGACACAGTCATGCAGTGCCACTTCTCGCGGTCATTATGAAACGCATCGTAAAAATACCCATCCGAGCGGGTCGGGTTCCCACACATCATAATCTTCGCGCCGGGGGTGGATAGCGCACCCGATGCCGTCTCAAAAATCACGTTGGGGATACCCGACGCCTCTTCGATGCAAAACAACATCCACGGCGAGTGAAATCCGGCCAAGCTCTCCGGGTTCTCTCTGCGGCTCGTCCGCGCGACAGCGAAACTGTCCGGCGCACCCTTGAGCGCGATTTTGTCGGACTTAAACTCAAGCAAATCCTTAAACGCGGGCGGCATATTGCGCGCCCAGCGGTCAATCTCGGTCCACAAAACGTCACTTAGCTGGTGCGCGCTGTTGGCGGTTACGGCGACTTTGCAAGGATAATGCGTCAGCAGCCACCACAACACGACCCACGACTGAAATGCGGTTTTTCCGACGCCGTGACCGGATTTGACGGCCAATCGATCATGCGCCGCAATCGCGTCGAGCGCCTCGGCCTGCCACTTCTGCGGCGTTGCGCCGAGGACGGACTGCACGAAAAAACGCGGGTCGTCGCGAAACTGCGCGATCATCGACACAAGGTCGTTATTTTCGGCGGCGGATGGTGGCATTGCGGTTTCTCCGATAACGGGGGGGGTGGGTGAGGGGTATATATTTTTACACCGCCCGCCCGCGTGTGCGAGACGGGGGGGTCAACCGAAATCTGGTTAATTTCCTGCTAAATGTCGCATAACGTTCATTATGGAAGATCGCGGTTCAATGATTTCAATGACTTACACATAGTCCGTTTACGGTCCTATATTATGTCGCTATCAGGACACTCATTCTGAGCGGTCTGACCGCGCGCGCGTACTTCTTCCGATTGTGTGTCTCGCTCTTCTATCAGCGTCACAGGCTCAGGCGCGTTGACCTTCGTTAGCGCCTCAAGGTACGACCCACCCTGTGCCGGCTTCACCTCAAGCTGCTGCCTGTCGCCATAGATTTTTGGTGTCATGCGAGCCACCTGCCACTTCGTTATATCTGCTGCCAGCCTCAAGCCGTGAGCGTCGCCCATACCCATCCTAGCGTCCCGCTTGATGTCCTCTAGCTCCTCTTGCAGCAACATGCCCCTAAACTCTAACGCCAGCCGATACTGCCGCTCAAACTCCGGCTCGGCTGCCAGCTTTCTCGATATCGATGTCCAGCTTGGCATCGACTTGTCCTTAACGATGGACGTGATCGTGCTGCCATTCGTCAGCCGCTCCAGAAACTCGGCCCATACATCTTCAGATATTTTCGGCCTTGCCATTAATCTTCCTCCAGCGTCAGCACAAAGCTCGTATGCTCATCAATCTCCAGCAGCGGCTTTCGACAGGCGCTGCACACAATCGTCTGCGTCTCTTCGTAGACCCTGCCGCGCGTTGACATCCCGCACCACTCGCATTCGACGTAGTTGCGGAAGAAGCGCACATAGTCACGCTCCTGCGCGTCAAGGTCCACGACATCAGCCATCCGTAGCTACCTCCGCCCCACATGCGCCATAGCCGGCGATATCGACCCAGCTATCTTCATGCTCCGGCGTTTCCATCAGCCGTGCCACCTTCACACAGGTCATAGCAAGCACAACCTGCTCTGGCGTTACCGCCTTGCCAAACACCACCGACCACAGCGCCGCTATCCGCTCGTGGTTCTCCCTCACGTCGCCATAGCTCTCGCCACGAGCCTCCACGGCGTGGATTGCTGCCTCTAACGCTTCTAACTTCTTCATGATGTCTCCCGATAATAATTCCACAGCAGCTACACCTTTGGCCCTGCTCGTGATCATTTAATGTGTCCATCTGGCATCTGGGGCAGCACCCCATTGCCAGCCACTTCGCGAATAGTCCGTCGCCCTTACTTAACATAGCGCCTCACTACCTTTGTGCTGCTCTCAGGCGCAGGCTCTTCCCACCTTGCCTTACACTCTGCCAGCGGCTTGCTCACGCCGTCATGCGCGGCTGGATACACTTCGACCCTCACACCATCTTTTACCCGCATGATGTGTACCGTCAACGTATGCACATCTATCCACGCATGATTGCCGAGGAGTTGATACTCCTCGTTGGTATAGATGATGTTCAAATCCTTCGTAGTCAAAACGGTATCTCGTCATTTAGCTCGGCGATGATCTCTTCCTTGCTTTTCTTCTTGACGCTCTCGATTGTAGCACCCTCGAACAGCGACTTCACCTTTTTCGTCGTCTCGCCCGCCTTGCCTTCCTCAAACGCCTCCACGATAGCCGCGATCTCGCTCATCGCATAGACACGATCAATCCTGCCGCTGTCTCGTATCTTGGCGATCTCCGCCCTGTCCCGGCACACCGCCACGACAGCACCCTTCGGCGTCGTCTCTTCCCACACCTCACCGCTGACGGGTTCGGCGCCCAACTCTATCGCCCTGCGCTCTAGAGCTTCGACGCCGCGTATCGTGCTGGCAACCGCTTCCTCTACCTCGACACCGCTGCCCTTATCTATCGCCTTGTTCAGCACATCCATCTGCGCCCAGAACCGGTCCCGCAAATCCGCCTCAACCAGCAGCGGCAATCTGTCGATGCCCCACTTCACCTCCGCCGCCCTGACCTTGGCGTCATACGTCGCCAGCGCAGCGCGGCACTTATCAGCGTCTCGTTCACTCGGATAGAACCGCCATTCCCTCGATGTCTTGCCCTTCGGCACTCTCTTCCTTGTAGCCATATTTTTTCTCCCTTCTACGATCCGGTTCGTACTCCGACGCTACGACGCCCATAGGGCGCGTCGTATCGGACGGAGTGCTACGACGCTCCGACGGAGCGCTCCGATACTACGATGAAACACTATCTATCTCTTTGTTTTTCCAACATACACCATCAACGGAGATGACCCATTCATTGTCAATTAGAGCGTCACGAGCCGATCCCTTCGTACTGTCCGGCGTATCGGGCATATCGGAGTGCATTTTAGCCGTCCAATCGCTGTATCCGACCTTCGGCGAGCCGCGATCCACACACAGGTTTTCCAGCACTTGCATCGCCCGCTTTTGTGCGCCGACGGGACGCCACGCCTTTTTCTTTTTCGGCTTCTCGTCGGTGCGCTCCAGCACGACGGAGCTTTCCGATATCGACGCCGGCACCGTCTGCATAATCAGATTGATCTCGTCCATCGGCTCCGCGTCTTTCATCTTCTCGGTACGCAGCACGACAATGTCCTCGCTCTTGCCGACCATCAGTGACGTGTCAACCGCCCCCAGAAGCGCCGTAGAGCCGCGTGCGCCGCGATTAGCGTCCTTGCCGGCGTGATGTACCGCCAGCAGCGCCCCGCCCGTCAGCGCCTTTATTTCGTCACATGCGGCGACGAACAGCCCCATATCGGTGCTGCTGTTCTCTTCTGCGCCTGCGATGGCGCGCGCCACCGTATCCACGATCACCAGCGCAAACTTCTGCCCGATGCCCTCAATGGTAGCGACGAGCCGTGCAATATCTTCGGGTTCACGAAAATTCACAGCCGTTGGCAGCAGGTACATATCCGGCTCATCCTTGGTGCCGTGATACTTTTCCCACGCCTTCCAGCGCTTACCGAAGCCGCCTATGCCCTCACCTGCGATATACAGCACCGGACCAGCCTTAACCTCTTGTCCCTGCCACGGCAGGCCGTGTGCGACGGACAGCGCTATGTCGATAGCGAGGAATGACTTACCCGTACCGGGCGCGCCATACATCATCGCAAAGCCCGTATTGGTGAGCAGCCCATCCACAAGAAACTCAACCGGCGGCATCGAAAACACCGCGTCGCGTCGCATCGTCTGGTACGGCTCGATGGCACCATCCTCGATAGCCGGCTCATCGCCTGCCTCTGGCTGCGCTGCCACCACTGGCGCGCTGCGGACGATGTCCATAAGCTCGTCCAGCGTGTGGTCGCTCAGGAAGTCCGCCACGTCGCCCTTCTCTGGCAGCCCCGGCAGGTCGACCCGCTTGATGCGCTCCGCCTTACCCCAGAGGCTTGCAACCACCTTGTCGGCGTGTGTTCGACCCGCCTGATCATTGTCGGGCAGCACGATCACGCTGCGTCCCGCCAAGTGCGCCGAGTGTGTGTCCAGCCACTTGCCGGACCCACCGTGGTTTGTGGTGGCGACCAGCCCGGCCTCGATCAGTGCGTCGGCACATTTTTCGCCCTCGACAATAAAGACGGGTTGATCTGCGTGCTGCATGATCGCCGGCAGGTTGTAGGGCAGCGGCTCGATGTCCTTGACGCTGTGGATGTATCCGCCCTTACCGTCTGGCCGGCGCAGTCTGAATGACTTCGGGTACAGCCGGCACGCCTGATACGCCTCGGCGCCGTCTTCGTCATAATATGAATAGATGCGCTGTATATATTGCTTCGGCTCCAGCGCCTTCTGCGCTTGCTTCTGTATACCGAAGTCGCGCTCCAGCACGTCGGCTATGTTGCCGCTGATGCCGAGCTTGCCATATCGCTTGACGATATCGACGGCTCCGCCGCCCTCGTCAGCCTCAAAGTCATACCAAGCGCCCTTTGCCAGATCTAGCTCCTTGCTGCCATTGGTTCCCCAGCGCAGGGTTCGACCTTGCTGCGATAGCTTCGCGTTTGGCTCGCCCCAATAGTGTCGGGCAATCCTTTCCGCGTGTGCTGCCAAATTTGTCATTGCTGTGTCTCCCAGCCGTCTCCCTTGTTAAACGCCCCGGCGGCGGGGGGAGACTTCCCACCGCCGGAGCTACCGCATCAGAACAGGTTGCTGCCACTCGGCTGTGCTGCCGGAGGTTGCTGCGTCGCCATTGGCGTCGCCTGTATCGGTGCGGGTTCTTGTGGCGCGGCGTCGCCATCCAACATCGCCGGCCTGTCGACCCACTCAGTGATCGACCACTGGGGAACCTTGAAGCGTAACTCACCCTGCGGCGAGTTGATCTTGATCGTCTCGGCTGCGTGGACCGTGACTACCGGAACCTTGCCCGGATTTGCCGCAGCCTGCGCCTCATACTGGTTATGCAAATCATCCATCGCACGCAGTACAGTCTTAGCCGAATGTGAAAATTCGCGAAGGCCAAGCTCACGCGACGCGATCCGCACTCGGAAGGCTTGCTTGTGATCTTCTGACGGCTTGGCGGGCATCTGCCCGTCAGTGGCTTTGACCATCTGAAAGTCAGGCGCGCCTGATGCGAATGAGAGCCATCCAACTTCGATTTCTCCCAAATCCATTGCGAACGATATGGGAAGTGCCAATTCCTTCTCATCCTTAACCCACACTCCGTCCGCACCTTGTGTGCGGTCCTGTTGGATGAAGTCGCCTGCCTTTGCGTCCCACTTGACGATTGGCAGAATGTCACCGCTCGATGCGGTTGTCGTGTTAAATCCTAACGCCATAGCTCTATAACTCCTTAACGCTAACGTCAGTTGATGTTTGGCTGATTATGTCCAGCCGCTCGATTGGGTAGTAGGCGCAGACATCCTGATCCTGCGGATCGTTTCTGTCTGACCGACCACCCGGTCCTACCGAGAAGTCCGACGCGAAATTCAGTCGCGCCAGCCCGTCACGGTAAAGCAAAATTAAATAGCAAGGCAAGTCTGTAACGTCTGTAAGCATCCGAGCGTGTATCACCTTCGACAAACTGATCATGACCGTCGGATATGTTCTCATGTCGCAGCGCCGCGCCTTCACCTCGGCGAACCCGATGGGCTGACCACCCTTTCGCAGAAGCCAGTCGAGCCGGTACTGGACCGGCAGCTTGTACACCTCGACGCCGATATTTTCCAGCGCGTCGGCGACCAGCCGCTCATTCTGGATATCAGCGTGCGTTTCGTATTGTGGCCGTGTCATAGCAAAACCTCGCCCAAG